ATTGCAGTAAATAATGTAATTAGTATATTTAATACTTTGCAAAATTCATATTTTGATGATATTAGAGAACAACATATATATAAACATTTAGCTACACTTAATTATTTATCCATTCCGAATGACTTAAATTCTATATTAGTTCATCAATATGAATTAAATTCAATCGAATCTATAACTAGCTACGGGTCTAAGAATTTATTTTACGATAAGCAGATGTTAAAAGTCTTGCAAAATTCTAAAATATTTGATGTACACGTCGACACTACAACTTTATCAAGTGGGCCCAATCCTAGATCTAATGGATATGCATTTACGATTGATTTGTCTTATCAACAAGATAATGGAGAATTAAAAACATTGTCGTTATTATTTAATTTGGAATCTTCTAAAATTGTAATAATAACGACATTTAATTGGTTGTATGAAAACTAAATTTATTATAAACAGTAAACATGGGTAGCGTTTGCTACCCATATTAACGTTATATACTAATTAGCTGTTTAAGTTTTGAACGCCGGTATGATTTACAAATATAGCATATTGTTTTGCTACAGGTTGTTTAGGACCAGTATACCAACCATTTTGTGCGCACACATTAGCCAATGCTGTCCATATAGCAGGACCTAGATCAGTACTGATTGAATCCAATGCATAATCCGGTCCCATAGCGCTAGAAGGTAACCCGGCCATTACCGCTGCAAAATTTGCGTCATTTTTCAATTTTACGGGAATTAGTGTAGTAGCATTTCCTTCCTGGTTAAAATCAATTGGAATAGTTATTGCAACAGGTGTTACTGTCGGGACACTTACAGCTTTAAGTCCTTCTTTTGCCAATGCTCGGCCGACTGGAATAAAATCTACTTTAGAAAATGTAAGTTTTCCTGGAGTTCCTATTAACGTTACTTGTACGTTCCAACGATAATCTCCATTGGTCCTATCCCAATTGCCGCCGCCACCTACACGTAACATACCATTGTCATAGTTTAATACAATAGATTTTGGTACAGATGCTCCTGCTTGTGCTGGGTTAATTTGACCAGCATCCGCGCCTGGTACTGGTGTACCTTGCTCAGCTAGTTTTTGTAATTTTTTCACTGATTTAGCGTCTAAGTTTTTAGAGCCAAATCTAAGCATATTTTCTGCTAATGTGTTTTTCATATTTATTCCTTTAAGGTTTCTTTTATATAAATATCACACCATTAAAAAAACATGTATATTAGGTTTTATGAAATATTTTTCTTATATTATAAAAAAATCCATATGATTAGATTTGGTTATGCATGCATCAACACCGAGTTGAGTGCAAAAAACGTGCGCACGGGTCGCACAATGATTGATAAGAAGTTTCGACTAGGCGGACTTCAATTGGCAGGTGAGATTGCATTAGCAAATGCCCGTGACTTGTTAACTATTCTAGAATGGAATGAGGCTAACGGTATTAGTTTATTCCGTATCGGCTCTGAGCTCTTTCCTCGTTGGAATCATTATGAGCTAGCAGATTTGCCGCAAATTTCAGATATCGCACAACATCTTCGTGCTGCAGGTGATTATGCAAAAGCACATGGTCATCGCATTACTACACATCCTGGTCCATTCCATATCCTAGGTAGCCCCGATGCACGTGTAGTTGACAACAGCTTAGTTAGTTTAGAACGGCATGCTGAATTGTTCGATCTTATGGGTTTTGAGCCTAGTTTCGAAAACAAGATCAATATTCATATCGGCTCGACTTATGGCGATAAGGATGCGACTATTGCACGTTGGCTTACCAATTGGGATAGACTTTCTGATTCAGTTAAACGCCGTCTCGTTATAGAAAACGACGACAAAGCATCTATGTATTCCGTTCGTGATTTATATGAGCGTGTTCATTCTCAGATTGATATTCCAATTACATTTGATTATTGGCATCATACTTTCAATACCGGTGACTTATCCGAAGAAGAAGCTTTCTTTATGGCTCGTAGCACTTGGCAGAAACATGGCGTAACTCAATGTACACATTACTCAGAATCTCGCCGACGCGAAGCACAAACGTTGATTGAGCGTATGTTTGAACATCATGGTATTTCTATGGAGGACTTAGAAAGTTGGCCTACATTCCACAAACAATACAAAGAATTTACCAAGATTAAAGAACAAGCGCATGCTGACTTTATTTTAGATTTGCCAAAGTCTTACGGCGTAGCTGATCTAGATATTATGGTTGAGGCTAAGGCAAAAGAGCAGGCTTTGATGCGTATAGGCGTAGAATGCACTCAAAATAGAGCATTGATTTTATAAATGCAATATTTATATATAAATTAAATAAAGGGTTACATGAAGTATAAAAACAAAATTACAGATGATATTGAAGATGCAAGAAATATCATTCAGGTGGTAGGTAGAGCATTAAATGAAGGTAAAATAGATAAATCTTCAGCTCTTGATAATTTAGCTCGTGCTATGGCAAAGTTAGATTCAGCACAAGATTTCTTGAAACGCGAATAATCAAAAACAAACATATGAAAAAACCAAAAAGTGCACCCATCCCACGTGGGTTTAAAAAGTTACAATGCAAATATTGCGATAATGTTTGTGAACGAGTTGACTCTAAAGCAGATGCTGTTACATGTTGGAAATGTACTAACAAACTAGTAAACGGCGAAACATTGGAAATACGAAAATAATTCATTATATTTTTAGTAAAAACTAATTTATGTTAACAGCAGAAAAAATTAAATCTAATTGGGAAGAATACCGCAATCGTGTTGATGCATTGTTTCCTACCCGTAAAGATGCTTTAAATAAAATGTATGATGAATTAGAAGAACGAATGGTATTTATGCCTGCTTCTTCCATGGAACATTTTCATAATGCATTTGCTGGAGGTTATGTTGATCATGTACTTCGAGTAATGGATTGTGTAGAAACTTTACAAACAGCATGGGCTAGTATGGGTGCTGATATGTCAGGCTATACTCACGAAGAAATGATGTTTGCAGCGATGCATCATGATTTAGGTAAAGCAGGCTTCCCAGGAGAAGGAAATGAAGTATATCAAGTAGAAACTTCAGATTGGCATCGTAAAAATCAAGGTAAACTTTACAAAACAAATTCATCAATTCCATTTGCCATGGTACCAGATCTATCAGTTTGGTTGTTGCAAGAATATGATGTTAAAATGTCTTGGACAGAATATCAAGCAATCAAGATTCATGATGGAATGTATGATGATGCAAATAAACCATACTTTGTTGCCCGAGCTCCTCAAGCTAAATTGAAAACCAATCTTCCAATTGTTTTACATCATGCAGATCATATGGCATCAACTATTGAGTATGAACGATGGAAACAATTTAAAGAAGGAACACCTGCTCCAGTAGTTGAAAAATCAAAAGTTACAAAAAGTAATGGATTAAAAAACTTAGCAGAATCAAATCCAGACGTAGAACAAGCCTTAACAGATATCTCAAGTATCTTTGGAGCATTTAATAACGATTAATTATGATATTTTTAATAATTTTATGCATTTCCTCATTAGGAGGATTAACGTACGCGGGATTTCGTGCTTATTATTTAGCAGGAATATTAGCAGATGCTCAAGAATACATTGAGCAATTAGAATTAACAAACGAGTACATGTACAGTCGCATTTCACAATCATATGATGTGATGCAAGAAATAGATCGTCTAGGCGCATTTGAAGCAGAAGATGAAGCAGGAACAACATTTGCTTTATTAAAAGAAACAATCACAGAATTAAAAGAAACATTCGATGGCGAAGCGCAAGAAGAAAAGTAATGTATACTTTACCAAGATACAAGATATCGCAATATCTGCGTACAACCAAGTTGAAGACAATCGAGTAAAACGTGAGAAAATATATCGTAGATTTATTTATCCTGCATTTATGAAATTAGCTGAGAATCTAATTAATAAAGTGAAACCAACTTATATTGATTCTTCATTTGTTGATTTGCAAACTGATCTAGTTACATTCTTAACCGAACGACTAAATAAATTTAATCCTAACTCCGGCAAGGCTTATTCATATTATACCCGTACATCGTTTAATTATTTAATTGCTGAGAATCAGAAAGCCTATAGCAAACTTAAAGCAGATACATTAGAAATTGATATTGACGAACGACGAAATGTCATTATTGAAATTCATAACGATGAAATGCGAGAAACACTTAAATGTTTCATGGATGCGTATATTGAATGGTGCTATGACAATTTAAATTTTATTTTTACAAATCCGACCGATATACACGTAGCTGATTCAGTTCTTCATATTTTTGAAACTCGAGAAAACATTGAAGACTTCAATAAAAAAGCATTGTATATTTTTATACGAGAACGTACCGGATTAGAAACCACAAATATAACGCGCGTTGTTAAACAACTACAACAAATTTATGTAGATAAGTTTAAAGAGTATGAACAACAAAACTTCGTAAATCTGCCTTTTTGATATTTATATTAAAGGATTTACGATATGGACAAGAATGATGAACTATTCAAAGGAACTAGCTTCGCTGACTTAATGTCCGATGTCTATCACAATTCTAAAAAGAAAGATAGACAAATTAATCAATTGATAGCACAGTTGCAACCGTTAATTCGGAATGCATCTGATGCTACAGTTATAGTTCCATTAATCAAAGAATACTTAGATGTTGCAGTTAAAAATGATGACCACTTAGTCAAATTGACCGCAATTGTACAACGATTTATTTCAACTAAACAAACTATTGCAGGTGCAGATGGTCTTTTAAGTGATGAAGAAAAACAGCAACTAATGAAGATTGCTGAGAAGACTATGTCGGAAGAATTGGAAGACGAGTTAGACTCTATCACCCAAGAAGATAATGCATTACAAGCACGTATAGACCAAACAAAAGAACGTTTAGGGAAAGATATTAATGGATAATGTACAATTTCACATCGGCGAAGTGATTGCAGATGCGCATTTAGATACTTACATACGTAGTGATTATAATCAATTCGAAATTACTGTAAAAACATACACTGATTTCTATGACCGACAAGAAGTTCAAGCAATTCCATTAAACAGTAATATCAAACAAATTCCATTAGTAGGAGAGCACGTTTTAATAGTGCAAGGAATATCAGCTGAAAATAATTCACAAACAATATATCCGCAGTGGTATTATGTTTCATCATTCTCACTACATTCTGATATTAATGCTAATTTACTAAAAGGAGTTGCTCCATCAAATACGCCGTACGTTCCTAAATCATCATTTCAAGAAAAAGAAGTTTCTGTATTACAGCCATTCGAAGGTGATGTAATGATTGAAGGTCGATTTGGAAATAGTATTCGTTTAACTAGTACCGTGCAAGGAGGTTCTTATTCAGTTCAACCTAGCTGGTCAGGCAAAACAAATAGTGATCCGATTATAATTCTATCAAACGGAAAAACAAATAAAAAAGATTCATATATTGTTGAGCAAATTGATTTAGATAAATCATCACTTTATTTAACAAGTACACAGCAGATTACTAATTTAGTTTTAAACAATAAATTGCATATCGGTCGATCTGAATCAGCGTATAATCAGTCGCAATTTATTGGTACTGCTGATCGAATTATATTAACAGCTAAAACAGACATTGTAGCATTAGACTCGCAAAAAGGTATTGAATTATTAGCTCCTAGAGTAAAAATAGGTGCCGGCCCATATGAGCCAATGTTGCAATCGACTGCAACTGTTGATGCAATACAAAAAATAATACAAGTAATACAATCAGGGTTTGTTGATTCGTCAGGTGCAATTAGTACTCCGATCAATCAAGCACTAGCATCAATTGATTTATCTAAGTTAAAAAGTAAAACAATTGAAATAGACCAATGGAGAAATAGATAATGGCAATAGGGACTCAACTACCAGCTAAGATTGTGGGAACTATAGTTCCATTGATATCAACTCAAGTTAATTTACTTTCTAGCTTAGCTAATAAAATTTCAATTGATAGCTTAAACTTAGATGCATCAGTTATATGTTCAGATCCTAATGTTAAAAAAATTAAATCTGAATTACAATCATTGCAGCAATCGATTGCGAGATTAAATTCAATATTAAATAATACGAATCGTATTGCGAATATAATTCAAAAAGTAGCACTAGCTGCACGCGCAGCAAAATTATTACAATTAGCAATACCAGCAGCTCCAGGTGTGCCTACAGGTCCTGTAACAGAATTAATTAATATATTTTCTAAAATAATTGATAATTGTGCGTCTGCGGTTATATGTTTAACTGCTATAATATCAGGAACGCAAACAATATCAAATTACATTAATTCAATAATTGCTGACGTTTTAACTAAATTAGGATCTATTTGTAACACAGAAATTTTTGAGACATCAGTTGAAGTAGCTGATATTATTGAGCAATCTAATTTAGTAGGACAATACCCGTCAGAGTTTTATAATGTATACAATGTATCAGATGATGACATCGATAATAGATTTAATGTTATTTCAGACTTACTAGAAAATCAATTAAACGTAGTTGACAATTTAATAGAAGCTCC